AGACCAAAGAGCGTTAAAAACTTAATCAACGAAAACTTTTTAAGGGATTTATTAAATAGCTGGGAAAAGTCCGGCGTTAAAGCATTAGAGAAATTAGCAGACAAAGACGTTTCCTCATATGTAAGAATAGTCGCGGCTTTAGTCCCTAAAGAGTTTGTAATCAATGAAGGGGAAACAGCACTTGAACGCATCCTCGACGAATACAGCGCAGAAGATTTACGCGGATTTATGTCAGCCCTCAACGAAGGCGAACTTGCTCAACTTGATGGAAAAGGTCGCAAAGCGAAAGGAACTGGAAAGCAGCCTGATACAATTCACTAATCATTTCTTTCAGGCGCGCGGCGAACAGTTTATTGAAAACTGGCCACCATCATAAGATGAAGAGGCTTTAAGGCAGGTTGAAACAGGGGAGATTAAAAATCTCTTGATTAACATGCCGCCAAGATACGGAAAAACAGAGCTTGCAGTCGTTAATTGGATTGCGAAGTGTCTTGCTGTTAATCCAAAGGCAAAATTCATTCATTTGTCTTACTCTGATGATTTGGCGCTGGATAACTCTTCCAAAGCAAAAGAGATGATCCAGAGTGATGAGTACCAAAAATACTGGTCAATTAAGCTTAAAGACGACAGCCAGTCTAAAAAGAAATGGTACACAACAGAAGGTGGTGGGCTTTACGCAACCGCCGCAGGTGGTGCTATTACAGGATTTGGCGCAGGCTCTACAAGTGAAGAGGGTTTTGCAGGTGCGATTATCATTGACGATCCGTTAAAGGTTGATGATGCAGAGCGAGATGGAGAACGAGATAGGGTAAACGAGCGTTTAAACACAACGATTAAGTCACGCCGTAACTCAAGGCACACGCCGATTATTATTATTATGCAGAGATTGCATGAAGAGGATATGAGCGGCTTTGTTCTTGACGGAAAGATGGGTGAGGAATTTTATCATCTTAAACTTCCCGCTATTCATGAAGATAAGCCTCTATGGGATTTCAAGCATAACATGCAAGAGCTTGAGGCCATGCGTAATGCAGACCCTAGAACCTTTGCAGGACAGTATCAGCAAGAACCATCACCGGAAGACGGTGAATACTTTAAGCGTGAATGGTTTAAGCGTTATGACATTGGAGACGAACCGGAACTCCTGACAAAGTACGGCGCAGCAGATTATGCGGTCACAGAGCCGAAGAAGAATAAAGACCCTGACTTTACAGAAATGGGAGTCGGCGGGTTTGATGAAATAGATGATTTCTGGATAGTTGATTGGTGGAAAGGTCAAACAACAGCCGATAAATGGATTGAAGAACAGTTTGTGCTTCATGAGCGTCATGAGCCGTTTGTCTGGGTGAGTGAAGCGGGTGTTATCAAGAACGCGACAGACCCTTTTATTTCCAAGGAAATGAGAAATAAGGGGATTTACTTCCGCATGGAGTGGATTTCCTCAAACAAGAATAAGACAGCAAATGCCAGAGCGTTTCAGGCTTTAGCATCTCAAGGAAAAGTACATATTCCCAACACACCTTGGGGGGAAGAGTTGATTTCACAGCTTCTAAAGTTTCCCGATGGGAAGTTTGATGACGGTGTTGATGTATGCGGATTGTTCGGGCGTATTCTGGATCAGACTTATGCGCCACGAAAGATACAAGAAGAAAAGAAACCAGAAAGAGACGGTTATGAAGATGACGAGGACATTGAAAACGAATGGATGATGAACTGACAATCGACGACCGTCAAAGACAGGTTAACGATTTTCTTCACGACACAGAATTATCCAGACTTCTTTCAGAGAGAGACCGCGACTATTACGACCATAAACAATGGTCAGATGCACAACTGGCAGAGTTAAAGAAACGCAGACAAGCGCCTATTGTGGTAAATCGTATCAAACCGAAGGTTGAGGGTTTGATCGGGCTTTACATGCTTAGAAATACCGATCCGAAAGTATATCCGAGAACACAAAAGCATGAGGATAGCGCACATGCAGTAACGGACGCTTTGAGATTTGTGTCTGATAATCAGGACTTTGAAAGTACCAAGCGTGATGTTGCGAATGACTTCTTTGTTGAGGGATATGGCGGGGCGATTGTTGAGGTAAAGCAAGGCCAGAGGGATATTGAAATCTTTATCCATCGCATTCCTTGGGATCGGATATATTTTGACCCGCATTCAAGAGAGCTTGACTTTGATGATGCGCGTTATTTCGGCATGATGATATGGATGGGTGCAGATCAGATTGTAGAGATGTTCCCTGATGTTGATTTGAATGAAATCAGCGAGCCGAAGTATGAAGATGAAACCTTTGAAGACCGTCCGCGCTGGATGGATCGTGCAAGAAACCGTTATAGACTAGCATATCATTTCCGCATTCATGAGGGTGTGTGGAAAATGTCTATTTTCTGCGGTGATTATGATGTTGTTGAAGAGATTGAAAGCCCTTTCCTTGATGATGAGGGAAATCCGACTTGTCCGATTGAGTTAGTCAGCGCAAATGTTGACAGAGACAATCAGAGATACGGTGAGGTCAGAGCTTATATTGATTTACAAGACGAGATGAATCATAGACGCTCTAAGGCTCTTCACTTGTTATCACAAAGACAGACAGCCGCACGAAGCGGGGCGATTAAAAATATCCCTGCGTTAAAGCGCGAACTTGCCAAGCCTGACGGACATATTGAATATCAGGGAGAGAAGGGTGACTTTGAAATCCTTGGGACTGGCGATATGGCAAAAGGTCAGTTTGAGCTATACCAAGACGGGAAGAGCGAGCTTGATGCGGTTGGCATGAATGCGCAGCTTGCAGGAGAGCGTCAACAAGGCGATTTATCAGGCCGTGCTATTGAAAAGTTACAGTCTGCCGGAACGATGGAGCTTAACCGTCAATACGGACTTCTGAATAATTGGGAGAAACGTATCTATAAGCAGGTATGGGCGCGTATCAAGCAATTCTGGACAGAAGAGAAATGGATCAGAGTAACAGACGATCAAGACAGCCTCCGTTGGGTCGGGTTAAATCATCAAGTTACAATGCAAGAGTTCTTAAAAAGCAAGATTGAAGATGAAGCCCTTCCTTTGCAGGTAAGACAGGAAGCTTTCCAAGCATTGCAGACTTTATTGCAGGCGCAAGCGCCAGAATTAAATCAGGTGATCGAAATTAAAAACCCTGTCCCTGAAATGGAAATGGACATTGTAGTAGATCAGTCATTCGATACGATTAATGTTCAGCAAGAGCAATTCCGTATGATTGCAGAGTTTGCGCAAAGCTCTAAAGATATTGATGTGATTGAGTTGATAGAACTGTCAGACCTTAGAAATAAGGAAGACTTGATTGATAAGATTGAGCGTCGCAGACAGCAAGCCGCGCAAGCCGCAGGAAACACACAACAGTTACAGGCGCAGGAAATGCAGGTCAATATGGCTAAGACTGCGGCAGAAACGCAGGATAAACAACAGAGCGCATTCCAGAAACAAATAGAGAATAACTTGTTACTCACGCAACCCGAAAGAGTTTCGAGCGTAGCAGTTTAATCGGGCGTAATTTTACAGGCCGCCGCTGTAAGTCAAGCCACCTTTCGAGGTGGTTTTTTTGTGCGTGTTGCACAGAGTCGCCGCCGGACATTTCGGGCGTTATAAGGCCGCCGCTTTTCGGGCGTAACAGAAGGGTAGAACATGAGCGATACCGCAATTGAAACCTATGAAGATGATGATGTTTTCACAGACGAAATCGAAACAGAAGACGAAGCAGAGCAAGTAGAGCAAGAGCCTGAAAGCGAAGCCGAGGAAGATGTAGAAGAGGAAGTCGAGGGCGAAGAGTCCGAGGAAGAAGAGCAAGAAAGCTCCGAAGACGAGGAACAGTCCGCGCCGCCTGCGGAAGAAACCACAGAGTCTAAACTTGAGCAATTGGAAAAAGAAATCCAAGCGTTCAAAGCACAAGCACTTGATGAGAGACGTAAGCGCCAAGAGTTGGAAGCTACACGACAAAATCAGATGTTTCAGGATGACATTCCCGACCCTCAAACAAACCCGCAAGGGTATGAAAGGTACATGGCAGAAAATCAACGTGCCATCGGACTCAAAATCAGCATTTCCCGCCAGATGATGGCAGATAGTGTTGAGAACTTTGAGGAGAAAGAGGCGCATTTCACACAGTTGGCACAGAGTAATCCGGAGCTGACACGGCAAATGATGGCAAGCCCTAATCCGGCAAAATTCGCCATAGATATTGCCGAAAAAAGTATGAGACTGCAGCAATTTCAAGACCCTAACTATGAGCAAAATCTTAGAGAGCGGATTCGTCAGGAACTTCAAAAAGAAATGTCTGAAAAGCCGACCAGCCCAAAGCGTGAGCAAGCTTTGAAAGTGCCAAATCTAACCACGGCAACATCCAAAGGCAAAAACACAGAAGTCGTAGAAGACGAGGATATGTTTGAAGATTCTCCCTTCTAAGGAAGTTGCCTTAATTATGAAAGGCAAAGAAAATGGCTAATTCAACTATAGCTGCTGCCAATAAGGTTACCAAGTTTCAAAAGAAGGTCAAACGTGAATATGTTCGCGAGGGGCGTTTTGGTAGATTTATCGGCAATAATGAAAACTCAATCATTCAGGTTAACCAAGACCTGCAGAAGAAATCACTTCCCCTTGTCGGCAAATTAGGCGGCGCGGGTGTTCGCGGTTCTTCTCAATTGGTTGGCTCTGAAGAGGCATTGTCCAACTATGCAATGACATTTGATCCAAAGCATTTGAGAAACGGTGTTTTGATTGATGTTGAAGAAAGAGAAAAGTCAGCTTTTGATTTATATTCAGAAGCAAAGCCTTCTCTTATGAACTGGATGATGGAAACCAAGCGTGACCAGATGATCCAAGCACTTGGAGCAATCGAAGCAGGCGGTACTTACTATAACTATGGTGGCACGGAAGCATCGGGTGCAACAGGTTCTAGTGCGGCATCTGCGGCTAATATGGACACATGGCAGGCCGCTAACTCTGACCGTATTTTGTACGGTAATGCAAAAGGCAACCTGACAAGCGGTGACCATACAACTTCACTAGGCACGATTGATACGACAGATGATCGTTTAACACCTGATACATTATCGCTTCTAAAGCGTATTGCACAGGATTGTGACCCGCTTATTCGCCCTGTCATGCTGAATGGTGATGAGCCTTACTACGTTTATTTCACAGGCAAGTACGGTTTCCGTGACCTGCGTGAAAATGACGTGATGAGAGCGGCAAACCGTGAAGCACGTGAGCGCGGTGTAACTAACCCGTTGTTTAAGGGCGGTAACTTAATGTGGGACAACGTCCTGATTGTTGAAATTCCTGACCTTGACAAATTCATTGATAGTTCCGGCAACGGTCTATGGGATGGTGTCTGGGGCGCGAATGCAACAGGCGATTCTCTTGCAACATCAGGCGCATCTTCTAGTCGTGTAGGCGTTGGTTTCCTTTGCGGGGCTCAAGCAATCTGCTTTGGTCGCGGCAAGGACGCTTCATTTAAAATGCGTAAAGAGGATGATTACGAACATCTTAAAGGTGTTGGTATCACAGCCAAGCATGACATTAAGAAGATTTTCTACAATGGCAAGCAGCACGGCATGATTACGCACTTCCATTCAGCACCAGTAGACGCATAAGGAGAAAGCTATGACTGATATTACATACACATATACAGCAACCGAGCGTAGGGACTCCCAAGGCGCGGTTTTTGGTAAAGGTGATGCAGCTAATGTAAAAGCTGTATCTGTAACAGTAGAGCTTGCATCTGCAGCGCAGAATAGCACCACGTTCATTAAGCGTATTCCATCGAATGCTCGTATTCTAGGGCTTTCAACGGTTTACTTTGATGATCTGGCTTCGTCCGGTACGCCGACAATGGACATCGGACTAGGTTCTGTTGATAGCAATATCACATCAGACCCTGACGCTTTGAATGATGGAATTAATATTTCATCTGCTGCAGGGAGCGCATCTTTGATTAAGGATATTGCGAACTACGGCAAGAAAGCGTGGGAGTTTGTGAGTGGTCAGACAACCGATCCTAGCGGTTCTTTGGATATCTACATTTCTATTGTAGATGCAGCGTCCAATGCCACAGGAACGGTCACAGTCGAACTATTCTACACAACTGATTAACCAATAGGGGCGGGTGTAAAAACCCGCTCTT